ACAATCGAAAGGTAAAAACAAATGGCAAAAATTCTAATCACCGGTGGCGCTGGCTTTATTGCGTATCATCTCTCACTTAAACTACAAGCAGAAGGTCATACTGTTTGTGGTTTTGATAATTACAATGACTATTATGATGTTGAGCTCAAATATGCTCGTGCTGCCAATCTGCAAGCAAAAGATATTGAGGTTATCAGGGGTGACTTGGTAAATCTTATTGATGTTGAGTTTGCCATTAGTACCTTTGCACCTGATGTTGTAATGCACTTGGGTGCTTATGCTGGTGTACGTCACTCACTAGATCATCCACGTCTGTACCTAGAGAATAACATTAATGGTACACATAACTTAATTGAAGTTTGTGAAAAACGTGGTGTTGATAAGATCATTTATGCTTCTACATCCTGTGTAATGGCGGGCAATGAACTGCCTTGGAAAGAGAGTGACAAGTGTGGTTATCAACTTAATGCTTATGGTTACTCTAAGGCAACCAATGAAGCACAGTTCATGGCAAGTAAAATACCAGTAACAATTGGTCTTCGTTTCTTTACTGTCTACGGTCCTTGGGGTCGTCCTGACATGGCACTGTTCTCATTTACCAAATCAATTATAGAAGAAACACCTATCAATTTATTTAACTATGGTGATATGATCCGTGACTTTACTTATGTCGATGATATTGTCCAGGGTATCAATATTGTTATTAATAGAGCAAATAATACGACACAGAACCTAAAAGAAGTATATAATATAGGTTACGGCGAACAAGTTCAACTTATGGACTTTGTGAGTGAAATTGAAAAGAATGTTGGTAAGGAGGCAATCAAGAACATGGTGGAGAAACATCCCGCCGATACACAAGCTACGTGGTCTGATACTACAAAACTTCAGGCACTTGGTTATAAGCCAACAACATCGGTTAAGGTTGGTGTTGCTAAATTTGTTGAATGGTACAAATCGTACTACAATATTGTATAAGGAATATATCATATGTCCATTATGGATAAATTGAAAAAGAATAGTAAGTTAGACCATACTTCAATTCTATCAGAGTCTAAATTCTTCAATGAGAAGGATATGGTTGCCACTGAGGTGCCAATGATTAACGTTGCACTGTCTGGTAAGATTGATGGTGGTCTGACTCCTGGTCTGACTGTTCTGGCAGGTCCATCAAAACACTTTAAGACATCATTTGCTCTCATTATGGCCAGTGCCTATCTGAAAGCATATCCTGAGGCAGTGATTCTATTCTATGACTCTGAGTTTGGTTCACCCCAGTCTTACTTTGAACAATTTGGTATTGACCCATCACGTGTATTGCATACTCCAATTACTAACGTTGAAGAACTTAAGTTTGACTTGATCGGTCAGCTTGAGGGCATCAACCGTGGCGATAAGGTATGTGTTGTGATTGACTCTGTTGGTAACTTGGCTTCTAAGAAAGAATTGGAAGATGCTATCAATGAGAAATCAGTGGCAGATATGTCTCGTGCCAAGGCCTTGAAAGGTCTCTTCCGTATGTGTACACCATATCTGAATATGAAAAATATTCCTATGATTGCTGTAAACCACACATATAAAGAAATTGGTCTATTCCCTAAGGATATTGTTTCTGGTGGCACTGGTATTTACTACTCTGCAGATAACATTTGGATCTTGGGTCGTCAACAGGATAAAGTCGGTACTGAAATCCAAGGTTACCACTTTATTATTAACGTAGAGAAATCACGATATGTCCGAGAGAAATCAAAAATTCCTATCTCAGTTTCCTGGGAAGGTGGTGTCCAGCGTTGGTCTGGTTTGTTGGACGTTGCTCTCACTGGTGGTTACGTTATTAAGCCTAGCAATGGATGGTATCAAAAAGTTGATAAGTCTACTGGAGAGATGTTGGAGGGCAAGTACCGAGAGAAGGAAACACTGAACGAAGAGTTCTGGAAACCTTTGTTTGATACTACGGACTTTGCCGATTACTTGGCTCGTACCTATATGATTAAGAGAGATGTATATGTCGGCGCAGATGCAGAGTGAATTTAAGGAAAACGTTGATTATGTTCTAACACCCTTGCAGGATAATGAAGATGCTTGGGGTGTTAGGTTCATGACTGGTGATTACATTGAAACTGTGGTGCAATATAATGCTATCGGTTTCAATGAAATTAAAGATCAACTGACATTTAATTTTAGAATTGTAACCACACCGGATACCGACTTAACCGAATCGGATGTTAATCTACAAAAACACGTTGCTGCTGTATTGGAAGCAATCATTGAAGTAGGTCTCACTGATGGTAGTGTTACATTAAATAAAAAAGAGGACCAAGTTGCAGACTAATCTTGAACAAACAATCTTACGTCATATACTCAATGATGAAGCGTATATGCGTAAGGTATTACCATTTATTAAACCTGAGTACTTTGAAGGCATCTATCGGACTCTGTTTAAGGAGACTGGTAAGTTCGTTGCAAAGTATAATAAACTGCCAACTGAAACTAGTTTTAAAATTGAGTTAGATCAATCTGATAAATTGTCTAGTGAGCAACATAACATGTCAATGGATGTGTTGCCCTATCTCTTTTCAGATGAGAAAGTAGATGAGAAATGGTTATTGGATACTACTGAAAAGTGGTGCCAAGACCGAGCCGTGTACAATGCAATTATGGAATCCATTTCCATTATTGATGGTAAACATGAATCACTTACTAAGAATGCTTTACCAGATATTCTGACTAAAGCTCTTGGTGTTGGTTTTGATACTAACATTGGACACGACTATATTGAAAACGTTGATAAGCGATATGATTTCTATCACACGGAAGAGCAACGGATCCCATTTGACTTGGATTATTTTAATAAGATAACCAAGGGTGGTTTACCACGTAAGTCATTGAATATTGCACTTGCTGGTACTGGTGTTGGTAAATCATTATTCATGTGTCATATGGCTGCGGCTTGTATGACACAAAACTTGAATGTGCTTTACTTGACCTTGGAAATGTCCGAAGAGAAGATTGCTGAACGTATTGATGCAAATTTACTTAATGTTCCTATTGACCAGATTGATAAGTTGTCTAAAGATATATTTACTACTAAGGTGGCAAATATCTCTCGACAAACTACTGGTAAATTAATCATTAAGGAATATCCTACTGGTTCAGCACACTGCGGACATTTCCGTGGATTGTTAAATGAGTTAAAACTCAAGAAACAATTTGTACCAGACATTATCTTTATTGACTATTTGAATATTTGCTCCTCATCACGAATGAAAGGAATGGGCGGTGCCATCAACTCCTACAACTACATCAAAGCAATTGCCGAAGAAATACGTGGCCTTGCTGTCGAATTTGACGTACCCGTTGTATCTGCAACTCAAACAACAAGAAGCGGATATGGAAACTCAGACGTCGGCCTCGAAGACACTTCCGAGTCTTTTGGACTCCCAGCAACTGCCGACCTTATGTTCGCTCTTATCTCAACAGAAGAGTTAGAACAACAAGGCCAGATGATGGTCAAACAACTAAAGAATCGGTATAATGATCCAACCTATCATAAAAGATTCGTTATCGGCGTTGACCGTTCAAAAATGCGCCTTTATGATGTAGAGGAAACTCAACAGACCTTGACCGATGATACACCAATGTATGATAAGTCACAAGCAGTGAAACGACAAAAGTTTGAAGGATTTAAATTATGAGTGATTTTGAAACACATGAAATCGGTACGGCAAAAGAACTTAAACTTTCTCGTGATCTAACAATAGCCATAGATAATGCCATAATTTTTGATAAAGTTGAACTACCGCCCAAAATTCTTGAGGCCTATAAAGCACTCACTAAACACTATTATCAACAACTGGAAGGCGATGGATCATGATTGACGTAATTGACTATATTGAAGACTCGGATAATGGTCCCGCAACATTGAGAGTATTACTTGATCCCGAAGCAAAAAGAAATCTAATTGAGTTGGGATTTATATCATCACTTAAAAGATCTATAGAAGAATTTGAGGAAAGTTTAAAGAAATGAAAGCAACACTAATTAGTTTTTCAAAACCAACGAGGGAGTTATATG